AATTTCTCCTAGCTTGAGGAATTATAGAATTGTCTAAGTTTGCAACAGGTAAATGGGCTTATGGTATATCTGACCGATCTGGCTTCAGGTATCGCCTAAGAGACATGCGTCGTGAGTGGAATGGGCTTCTTGTTGGAAGAGATGAGTGGGAAGCTAAACAGCCCCAGTTAGAGCCAATTCGAGCTACCCCTGACCCTCAAGCATTAAGAAATCCTCGTCCTGAGCAAAACGTAGCTCAAAAAAATAACATTCAATGGGGTTGGAACCCGGTTGGAATGGTGGGAGACGGTGGTCTAACACCTAATAATTTGGTGGCTCAGGGTTCAGTTGGAACAGTAACGGTGGTGACAACATGAGTTTTACATACGCACAGCTAAAGCAGGCTATTCAAGATTACACAGAGAACGACGAGACATCTTTCGTCACGAACTTGCCTTTGTTTATTAGGCAGGCAGAAGAGCGGATCTTAAAGAATGTACAACTTAGCTTATTCAGAAAAAACTCCACTGCTTCGACTACAGCTAGTAACCCTTATTTAGCAGTCCCTTCGGACTTTCTTGCCCCTTTTTCTTTAAGTTTGCGGGGTCCTGATCAAGACAGGTTCTTTGTTGAGTTTAAAGACCCCAGCTTCTTGCAAAGCTACACTCCAGACGACACGACAACAGGCGCACCTCGTTACTATGGTGTTTTTGACGTAGATAATTTTCTTTTGGCTCCAACTCCAAACGCTCCTGCGGTTGGGCAAAATTACACCGCAGAACTTCATTATTTCTATCGACCCTTGAGTCTGACTGCGGGTTCAGAGAGTGGAACAACATGGCTCAGTGAAAATGCTGAAATGGCTATGTTGTACGGGGCGCTTGTTGAAGCCTACATTTACATGAAAGGCGAACAAGATGTTATGGCTATGTACACTCAAAGGTTTCAAGAGGCTGTAAATGGCATTAAGATGCTGGGTGAAGCTAAAGAAACAACAGATGAATACCGCACAGGTAAGGTTATAAGGGCAAAACAGTAATGTTTGAGTTCAAAGTAGATATCAACAAAGATGCACCTGTTATTGGGGTGAAAACTACGGATAACCGCGGGTTTACTCCCGAAGAGTTAGCGGAGCAGTGTGTTGATAAGATTATTTCAGTTTCGGACACCGCAGAATCTGGAATACGCGATCAGGCTCGTGCCTTTTCAAGACACATTGAAACGCTTGTTGCATATTACATGCGACAGGCTATTCGCAGTGACCGTACAACTGTGTATAATGCACTCAAGGATGCGGGAAACCCCGAACTGGCTGAACTTATAAGGAGACTATAATCATGGCTTTCAGCGGAAACTATATGTGTACTTCTTTTAAGCAGGAATTGCTTACTGGTAGTCACAATTTTACAAACTCTACAGGCGACACGTTTAAGCTAGCTTTGTATGATAACAACGCTTCTTTCAATGCGGCGACAACGGACTACACGGCAACTAACGAAGTAGCGAACTCAGGTTCGTATGCTGCGGGTGGTGGTGCGTTGACTAACGTAACTCCTACGACTTCTGGAACCACAGCGTTTACAGACTTTGCGGACCTGACGTTTACATCAGCTACAATCACTGCGCGTGGTGCGTTGATTTACAATACCACAACGGGTGCAGGCTCAGGTACAACGGATTCGGTTGTTGTTCTGGACTTTGGTTCGGACAAGTCCTCTACTGCTGGGGATTTTCAGATTGTGTTCCCAACGGCTGACGCGACTAACGCTCTAATCCGTATCGCGTAGGGAGTTTCCCTGTGGCGAACATCACTGGCTGGAGTCGTGGCGAATGGGGAGAGGGTGCTTGGAGTGAAGCAGTCCCTGTCCGCGTGGGTCATACTCTCAACGGGTGGGGTGAGCTTTCATGGGGCGAGACCTCTTGGGGCGGAGAAAAGTCTGAAATAACGGCACTTCAGGGACAAGTTGGTGCTGCGGTCGTTCGCGAAAATATTGCCGTTAATGTCACGGGAATACAGGCTACAACTGCAATAGGCTCCGTTACTGTTACAGGTGACGGCGTTATTATTCCGGACGGGTTGTCAGGTGTTTCTGCCGTTGGCGTAGTGACGCTTAGGACCGATCAGAACATTCCTCAAACAGGCATTGAAGCAACAATATCGGTTGGTTCGGTTACTGTTGTGGAGGGTTCAGGTATAACCGTTCCGGTCACAGCGTCTCTATTGGGCACTGCTACGGTTAATGGAGTAAGTGTTGTTATTAACGCTTACGCTCCAGCCACTGGACTTGAGGCGCAGAGCGGAGTCGGAAGTGTACTCATCAACGCAGGCACGGGTGTTGATGTAAATGTAACAGGTTTGGCAACGATTCCTGCAATTGGCGATGTGAGCATTATTGGTGATGCGCCAAACATTCAAATAACAGGGGTCGAAGGTACAGGTACTGTAGGCACTGTAGAACTTAGGACCTTCCAGCGTGTCCCCGTAAACAACATTGGAATACTGGCTCAGACAGAACTTGGCCCGGTAGAAACCAAACTAAGTGTACGGATTAGCGTCACAGGTCTTTCCTCTAGCGCAAGAGTTGGTTCTGTGTTAGTTTACGATCAAATAATCCCTGATCCGGGGACAGTTTGGACAGGTGTTACTCCTGACCCAGACAGTATCTGGTCGGAGGAAGAGCCAGTTTCTGGTGTAACATGGACTGAAATAGCAGCGTAAAGGTAATAACATGGCTACCTATACTTCGAACGGCGGGATAAAAAAGATCGCCACGGGTGATGAGTCCGGCACTTGGGGCTCGTCTACAAACACGAACTTTGACATCATCGACCGTTTAACTAACGGTGTGGTTAACATTACCCTTACGGGGGCGACAGAGACTGTCACTACAACAGATGGAACCATATCGGACGGTATGAGTAAGGTGTTGGTCTTTGGGGGAACCCCCGGAGTTGCAGTCACAGTTACCATTGCACCCAACGACGCTCAAAAAGTTTACTTTATTAAGAACAATAGTGGTCAAACGATTACGATTTCTCAGGGTTCGGGCAGCACTGTAGACATTCTTGATACCAGTTCTTCTATCGTTTACTGCGATGGGGCGGGCTCTGGTGCAAGTGTTATAGAAATTACAGCGGGCTCTGCCGCGTCCAATACAATTGACGTTACCTCGTTTACAGCGACAGCGGCGCAAACCACGTTTTCTGTTACATACAGCGCGGGCAACATATCAGTCTATCAGAACGGTGTCTTGCTCAAGGACACGACAGATTACACAGCCACGAACGGCACTTCTGTGGTGTTAGCCTCGGGTGCAGCGGCGGGTGACAGCGTTGACGTAGTTGCTTATGCGACATTTACCGTCACAGACACTTACACAAAAGCTCAGTCAGATGCGCGGTATTTACTGGAGTCTAATAATCTTTCGGACTTGGTAGACGCGGCGGCGGCTTTGACCAACTTGGGCGTCACGGCAACGGCGGCAGAGTTAAACACATTAAATGGAATTACTGCCACGACTACTGAGATCAACTACAACGACATCACGACTTTGGGCCTCGTTCAAGCGTCCAAGGTTGTCACTACGGATGGGGCAGGGAATACTAAGTTTCCTGATAATTACAAGGCCTATTTCGGAGATTCGGCTGATCTACAGATTTTCCACGATGGGTCTAGTAGTTTTATTAGGGACGGTGGTACAGGAAACTTAAAGCTAAACGCAGAAAACTTCTTTTTAAATTCAGCCGATGACGTAGAGCAAATAATCGCAGGTTATGTTAATGGTGCTGTGCAATTATACTATGACAACTCTAGGAAACTTGAAACACTTACAAATGGCGTGAACGTCATAGGCGAGCTTACAGCCGATAGCTACAATGAGACCTACGCAGCACTTTCTGGCACATCCCCAGCGGTCAACTGTGAGAGCGGCAACGTGTTCTCCCTCAGTACGTCAGGCAATACTACATTCACATTCACCAATCCCCCTGCATCTGGCACAGCTTATGGCTTTACCATAAAGGTAACGGCTGGCGGCACACACACATTGACATGGCCCGCATCTGTTGATTGGGCTGGCGGTACTGCACCTGATGCCCCTGCTTCTGGAGAAACTAACGTGCTTGTCTTTATTACTTACGATGGCGGTACTACATGGTACGGCTTCCAAGGTGGGGCGGCTATGGCATGAGTGTGATAAGCAAACTTACAACGATTGCTGCTGGCGGTGGGGGTAAGGACTCCGCATGGATAATGGAGCTACAAGACCCCAGCAACCATCCTTTTTTACTTACAGGCGTTGAGCAAAGGGATGCCCCAACAGGAGGTAATGGAAACATTGTTGTTGTAGGTCTGCAAGATAGTAGTGGTGAAGATGGTGCTATTATGGAGATTGATCCAGAGGGCTCTATTGTTAGTCAGAGGATACAGAACAACAACACCTACACCTATTACAACTCTGTCTTTGAACATTACTGGGGAGATGGAAAGATTTACACGGGAGGTGCGATGCAGCCTTCTGGCGGTTCCCTTGCTCAGGGTATTACAAGGTTTTCAAGCCCTACCTCAATTCAAGGTTCTAAAAATGTTGATATTTCTGGTGGTAATTCTGGCATAGTAAAATACTTTGATCTTACTCATAATGGCACACCTTATGTTGCTATAGTAGGCTCAAGGAGCAACCAAGCCTTTTGTATAATAAGGGATGATCTAAGCGGCACAGCATACGCTAGGTATTGGTCACAAAGCCGCACCTCTAGCTATGCTAGGGGATACAGTAGCAATTACCTTGACGTTACTTGTGTATCAGAGTCAAACGCTAGTGGTGTTTCTAAAGTGGATGTTTGCAGTTTTCCAGCAACAAACACAAGTTCAACCTCTTGGGCTAAGGGGTTTTATATGCCCAGCCCATACTTTTTTAACTGTCCTGACTCTATTGGCTTTCAGGGAATAAAGTTCTGGGACTATCCCAGTGTTGGGGCTTTTGTAGGCAATACCAATGTATTTAACACAAGCATTGGAAACGCCGTACTTGTCACGCTAACTGGTTCAAATGGAACAAAAAATGGAGACCCTACTTGGATCGTTAATGAGAGTGGGACGTACCGACAAACTGAAGCACTGGGCTTAACTCAAGATGAGGGATCATCTTCTAAAGAGATATTCGTGTTTAGTAAGGTAAATGCAGCCAGTACTACAGATGCTCTTTTTACAAGACATCATGGCACTAACGGCTCTGTACAACAAGGTCTTCAAGTCAGAAATTCGGACACTGGTGGGTATCTTGAAATATTCAGCATTGTAGCTAAAAGCGGTGACTCTTTTTATGCTGTCGGTAGAGTTAATCAAACCAGTTATTCTCAAAACAGGGGGGTAATTATGAAGTTACCTAAAGACTTACTGACTACTGGAACATTCGGTAAGTACGTTCTTTCTAATCCCACAATAAATACCTCTAATATGGGTCTGTACGAAGAAAATCTTTCACCCTCAATAGGCACTTTTAACGCTGGAACGGTAGATGGTTCAGAAACACTAAGCAGTTACTCCACCACAAACACACTTCAAACTCTTTAATATAAGGATGTAAAGATGCACGTTAAAATCACAAGCGGTAGTGTAGACACATACCCCTACAACGTAGGGCAACTACGCCGTGACAATCCCAATACATCTTTCCCCAAGCAAATACCTGATGAGATGCTTGAGAACTATGGCATATACACTGTTGTATATACAGACACGCCAAGCGTCGATAACCGTACTCAGAATCTAACACAAGATGCCACGCCTTCATTGGTTGACGGTGCGTGGACTATTGGCTGGACTACATCAAGCAAGACCGCTGAGGAGACACAGGCGTGGGACGATAACGTAGCTGCATCTAACCGCACTAAACGAGATGGCTTGCTAACTGATACTGATTACTTTGCATTGACTGATGTGACAATGGACGCTGCTATGACAACGTATCGTCAGGCTTTGCGTGACATTACTACTCATGCGAATTGGCCGAATCTGGCTGACGATGACTGGCCCACGAAACCATAAGGAGTTTGAAAAATGGCAACACGCGCAAAAGAATTAGCAGACTTCATTGGAACGGGGGCCTTGTCTCCAGCCCTTAGATTGGAAGATGCTGCTGGCGGAGAATATGTGGGCCTTGATGCTCCAACTACGGTTAGCGCAAGTTTTACGCTGACAATGCCCGGTGCAGATGGTACAAGTGGTCAAGCACTTGTAACAGACGGGTCTGGAACGCTATCATTTGGTAGTGCTGGTATATCAACAGGTAAAGCCATAGCTATGGCAATCGTGTTTGGCTAAAGGAGAAAACAAATGGCTGCACCGAATATTGTAAATGTAAGTACGATCATAGGCAAATCCGCCACCGTCGCGCTTTCTACAACATCCGCAACGACACTGGTCAGCAACGCTGCATCCAGCGGCAAGGTCTTTAAGATCAACATGATCCAAGTGGCAAACGTCGATGGCGTAAACGCCGCAGACGTTACGGTGGATATGCACAGCGCGGCATCCGGCGGTGGCACAGCCTACTCGCTGGTTGCAACTGTTTCGGTCCCTGCCGACTCTTCGCTGGTTGCTCTTGATAAAGGTACGTCTGTGTATCTTGAAGAAGACCGTTCCATTACGGCGACTGCTAGTGCCGCAAACGACTTGGAAGTAATTGTAAGCTACGAAGAGATCAGCTAATGCGGTTCATTGGTAACGCCCCTGTAGATGGTGAAGTTCGTGCTATCGCCTCTGGTGCGTTAGCCACTGGAGAAGCTGTTATCGTGAATAGCGATGGCACTGTTAGTGTTGTTAGCAGCACCATAGGCACCGCATCTATTTTTCAGGAAGCTAATTCTTTTTACATAGGTGCAGACTTTGATTCAAACTCAAACAAAGTTGTTGTTGCGTATGGTGTGGGGAGTGTAGGGAGTTGCGTAGTAGGCACAGTAAGCGGCACAAGCATTAGCTTTGGAACGCCTGTTGTCTTTGAATCATCTGCTGATACATACTACAATTCCGTTGTTTTTGATCCCTCAAACAACAAAGTTGTTGTAGCCTATGCTCCTGCCCAAAGCGGGTCATATTTTTACGGGACAGCTGTTGTCGGCACTGTTTCTGGCACGAGTATATCTTTTGGCACTGCTACTGTATTTCAAAGTGCAGCTTGTGAAGCTATTAATGCAGTATTTGATAGCAACTCAAATAAAGTTGTTATAGCTTATAGAGATTCACCAAGCGGCGACCACGGCAAAGCAGTCGTTGGCACTGTAAGTGGGACAAGTATCAGCTTTGGGACTCCAGCAGTATACAACGCAGGGAGAGTAGATTGGATAACCGCAGCATTTGATAGCAACTCAAATAAAGTTGTTATAGCTTATAGAGATGTTGCAAATTCTCTTTACGGCACAGCCA